CGGAGTTCCAGGCGTACGCCGCCGGCGGGTCGTGGCAGGGCGCGCGCTACATGGTCGGGATGCTGGACGGCGCGCTGCAGCAGGCGATGGCCACGCGCGGTATCACCGCCGCCACCGCGGCCATCGCCATTCGTGACGCCGAGGTGCTGCAGTCGCTGGCCAGCGGCGCCAGCGCCGCCGCGCTGTCCGAGCTTCCGGCCTATCTGCGCAGCCCGCTGGCGGTGCTGTGGGACGCATCACGCGCCGAGCTGCTCTATGTGGCCACCGAGGGTAAACGCCTGCTGCTGGCGCGCGTGGGCGTGACTGGCGCCGTTCCGGAAGTGCGCGGGGTTTCGATGCTGGACGATCTGCGCCCGCTCGAGCAGCTGCCGCTGCTGCGCGGGAGCCTGGAGTAACGCATGGCCGGTGCACGCGTACAGATCACCAAGAACACCGCCAGCCCCGCGCTGAAACGGCTGGTGGGCCGCCTGCGTGGTGAAGACCGGCAGATACTGTTCGCCGACATGGGCGAATACCTGCTGCGCAGCACGCGCGATCGCGCGGCGCTGCAGGAGGACCCGAACGGCAACAAGTGGCGCGCGCTGTCGCCGGACTACGCGCGCTGGAAGCAGAAGAAGCGCCCCGGCGTGCCGATCCTAAAGTTCGACTTCCACATGCTGGGCGACCAGCTGAGCTATGAGGCCGGGCAGGACGAGCTGCTGGTCGGCACCAATGCGCCCTACGGCGCCATCCACCAGTTCGGCGGCACGGTCCACCGCGCCGCGCACTCGCGCAAGCTGGCCTTCGGCAAGGACAAGCCGAACCGCATGAAGGTGTTCGCGCGCGCCGGCAGCAAGGATGTGGACCACGAGCAGTGGGCGACCGTCGATGCCTACGACATCACGCTGCCCGCGCGTCCGTGGCTGGGCATTTCGATGGAAGACGAAACCGAGCTGCAGAACATCGTCGCCGACCACCTGGGCGAGGCACTTGCCGGCGATTGAACGCGCGGCGATTTGAGGCCCTTGTGGGGGCCGAGCGCGGCGACGCCACGGCCGTTACCCCACGCGGCGCGTTATAACGCGACACAGGCGCATCCAGCCGCATTCGGCGGTCGCAGTCTGGCGGGGCAAAGCGGCATCCACCTCGCGCGGGCGCGTGAAGCGTCGGAACCTCTGTTCCGAGACACCTTTGCGGCGCAGGCCGAAAGTGCGGGCCATGAACAAGCCCGCCGCAACCCTCCACGTCTTCCGCGCAGGAACGCACACCGCCACCGACGGCAACGCCTACGCCTTCAGTGAGGCCGATGTTGCCGATCTGGTGGACAGTTACGACCCGCATCTGTCCCGCGCGCCGCTGGTCGTCGGTCATCCCAAGATCGATGACGCGGCCTATGGCTGGGCCGCCTGCTTCAGTCGCGACGGTGGCGAGGTGTTCGCAACACCCGAAGCGGTGGACGCGCAATTCGCCGAGATGGTCAACGCGCAGCGCTTCAGCAACATCAGCCTGTCCGTGTACCTGCCGGATTCGCCGGGCAACCCGAAGCCCGGCCACTTCTACCCGCGCCACATTGGTTTCCTGGGCGCGCAGCCGCCGGCGGTGAAGGGCTTGCAGCGGCCGCAGTTCGCCGAGGGCGATGGCGCGGTGGAGTTCGCCATGCCGATGCCGCGCCAGCTGTCCAGCTTGGGCTACTACCTCAAGCGGCTGTTCCAGGGCCTGCGCGACAAGTCGATCGAAACCGATGGCGCGGAAAAGGCCGAACAACTCATCCCGCAGTGGTGCATCGACGGTATCGCCGAGGCGACCGCGGGCGATGACCAGGCCAATGCCGCATTCGCGGAAACCACTCACACGGAGCAGACCATGAACCAGAGCAACAGCAACGCGGCCGCCACCGACTTCGCCGAACAGCAGCGCCAGCTGGAATCCCAGCGCGCCGAGATCGCGCAGCGCGAACAGGCGCTCAAGGAGCGCGAGGACGAGGCCCGCCGCGAAGACGCCGCCAGCTTTGCCGCCGGGCTGGTCAAGGACGGCAAGCTGCTGCCACGCCACAAGGCCGGCATCGTTGAACTGCTGCTGGCCTTCCCGGCGGGCGCCGTCCTCAACTTCGCCGAGGCCGACGGCCAGGCCGCCACCGACCACGCCGCGCCCGAGCTGCTGCGCAACTTCTTGTCCGACTTGCCGCCGCGCGTCAACTTCGCCGAGAAGTCCGCCGACCACAACAACGGCACCGCCGCGCCCAGCTTCGCCGCCCCCGAGGGCACCAGCGTGGACGCCGGCCGCATGGAGCTGCACGCCAAGGCGCTCGCCTACCAGCGCGACAACCCGAAGGCCGACTACATGAATGCCGTCAAGGCCGTCGGCGGCTGACCCCTTCGGCGGCACCCGTAGGTCGATATGCCGGGTAAGGCGCCATGCGCGCGGTGACCGGCCCGCCGAGACAGACCACGCAATGCCAACCCGCGCCAGGAGCGCAACACCATGACCCAGAAGATTTCCATCCTCACCCTGGCTGTGACCGCGTCCGCCGCGATCGAGGCCGAACGCGCCCTCTCCCGCGCCGGCGCCTACGCCACTGCCGCCGGCAAGATTTTCGGCGTGTCCAACACCAAGGGCGCCATCGGCGATCGCGTTCCCACCGACGTGATGGGCACCACCATCGTCACCGCCGGCGGCGCCTTCGTGGACGGCGACGAGCTCGAGGTCGGAACCAGCGGAAAGCTGGTGAAGAAGGCCTCCGGCGTCGTGGTGGCCGTCGCGCTGCAGGAATCGAAGGCCGACGGCGACCGCGTCGAAGTCCTCCTGAAGTAAGCCGCCCAGCGACGCCAGCTTCTACGCGCGCCGCGCCTATCCCCTCATCAGCAGAGAGAACGACCCATGACCCAGATGACTACCGGCCAGGCACGCATCGTCGATCCGGTCCTGACCACCCACGCCACGGGCTACATCCGCCCCGGCAACGTCGGAAGCGTGCTGTTCCCGCGCGTGGAAGTCGGCGTCCGCGCCGGCAAGGTGACCGCCTTCGGCAAGGAAGGCTTCCGCCGCTACAACACCAAGCGCGCGCCCGGCGAGGCCACCAAGCGCATCCAGTTCGGCTACCAGGCGGGCAACTACGCCATCGTGGATTCCGCCCTGGAAGCGGTGGTGCCGGACGAGATCGCGCAGGAAGCAGCCGCCGGCCCCGGCATCGACGCATCCACCGACGCCGTGGACCTGGTGCTGGACGTGATGGAGCTGGAGCACGAGTGCGAGTGCGCCGACATCGCCCGCGACGTGTCCAACTACGACACCGACCACAAGGTCAGCCTGGTTGGCACCGGCCGCTGGCGCGGCTCGGCCGGCGACCCGACCGCCAACATCGAGGCGGCGAAGGACGCCATCCGCGCGTCCATCGGCGTGCGCCCGAACACCGCGCTCATTTCCGCGTCGGCGTGGTCCGCGCTGAAGTCCAACGCGAAGATCCAGGATTACCTGAAGCACTTGGGCAAGGAAACCCTGACCGTCGATATCCTGAAGTCGATGTGGGAGCTGCCCACCATCGTCATCGGCGAGGCGATTTCCGCCAGCGGCCAGGCCGACGACCTGGGCGATGTCTGGGGCGATGACGTGATTCTGGCGTACGTGGCGCAGCCCAACGGCAGCAACCGCCGCAGCGCGGCCAAGCCCAGCTACGGCTACACCTACAGCCTGCGCGGCGAGCCGAACGTGCGCATGGCCTACCGCGACGAGAACCGCCAGTCGTGGATCCACCCGGTCAACAACAACCGCACGCCGCAGCTCACCGGCATGGTGGCCGGCTACCTGATCAAGGACGCCGGCGCGGCCCCGGCCTGACGCACAACCGTGGGAGCGGAGCGGCCGCTTTAGGGCGGTCTAGCGAACGCCGGCGAAGCCAGGCGTGACAGCCGGAGAGAGACGGCCCACTTTCAACCGAGGAGCCGACATGGCCAAGGCCAGCAAGCCCAAGACCGCAGCGCCCACCCAGAAGGTGGTGCGCAGCACCGCCGCCGTGGCGGCGAATGCGCAAGCCAACCCCAAAACCGCGATGTTCCAGGTGCTGGAGCCTTTCTGGCTGGGCGGCGCCGTCGTCAAGCCGGATGCCTTCGTGGAAATGACCGCCGCCGAGGCGCAGCGGTACCAGGACGCCGGCGTGCTGGGCACCGAGCCCGGCGAAGTACCGACCGACGCCGACCCGCAGTAACCGAAGCCAGAGCCCGCGCCCATGTACTGCACACTCGTCCAACTTGCCGATGCCAAGCTCGCCCGCGAGCTGGCGCAGGCCGCCACGCCCGAGCGCATGCCGATCCCGGCGGACGAGGTCATGGATGCGGTGCTGCGCGCGGGTGACACCACCGGCATGGACGCCGACCAGCTGGCCGCCGCGCAGGCCGCGGCCGTGGTGGTGCAGCAGGCGCTGGGCAGCGCCGACGCGCTGATCGACGGCTACCTGCGCATGCGCAAGCCGGTGGCGTACACAGTACCGCTGTCGCCGGTGCCGGAGGTGGTTGCGGTCTGGGCGCGCTGGATCGCGCGCTACATGCTGCACAAGGAGCGCTTCGGCACCGAGGAAAAGACCGACCCGGTCGTGCGCGACTACCGCGAGGCAGTCCGCCTGCTGGAACAGGTGCGCGACGGCAAGTTCAGCCTGGGCGTGGAAGACCCGCTGCCGCCCGCCAGCGCCGGCATGCCGATGATGTGTGGTCCCGCGCGCGTGTTCTCGATGGACACGCTCAAGGACTTCGGGGCATGAGCGCCAAGCCGTTCGACGTTGGCCCGGTGATCGCCCGCCTGCGCGCCCGCGCGGTGAAGTCCGGCGGCCTGCGCCTGGTGGAAGGCCGCGGCGCATATGCGCAAGTCCGCTCGCTGCAGGACTTCCCGGCGCCCTGCGCCTACGTGATGCTCGCCAGGGAATCGGCGGCGCGCACCGATACCAGCATGAGCATACCCGGCGAGCAGACCGACATCGGCCAGCTGATGCAGGTCGGCATCGGCGTGGTGCTGGCGTTCCGCAACCACCGCGGCCTGGCAGGCGACGAGCTGCGCGACGAACTCATCGAGCGGGTGGGCGCCTACCGCAACCACCTGCTGGGCTGGACCCCGGACGTGCCGGGCGGCCAGCAGCTGCAACTGATCGCCGGCGACCTGGAGGACTACGACGCGTCCGTCGCGCTGTGGGCCGACCGCTGGCAGACCCGTCACTTCATCCAACCGGAGATCGCGCCATGAACGCGCCGAAGCTGGTCACCGTCAAGGTGGCCGTCGACAACCACACCCACGCGGGCAAGGCGGTGGCCAAGGGCGAACTACTGACAGTGGACAACACCACCGCCAGCTGGCTGGCGAGCAACCGTATCGCCACACCCGTAGCCGCCGACACTGACGCCGCACCGAAGAAGGAAGCCAAGTGATGTCCACCGTGACCAAGTATTTCTCGCTGCAGGGCCGTCTGAGCAAGTTCAAGCGCAACCCCGACGGCAGCAAGGGAGCCGGCATCTGGTTCCAGAACGTGCCGAAGTTCGACCTCTCCTTCGAGGTCAGCGAAGAGTCGATCAAGGAATCGCACTCCGGCAACAAGATGAAGGACCTGGTGTTCGAGATCGAGAAGGGCATCAAGACCGCCTACACCCTGCACGGCTTCAACGTGGACAACCTGGTGTCAGCGCTGTGGTCCAGCCGTTATACGGTGGCCGCCGGTACGGCCAGCGGCGAGGAACTGCCGGCAGACCTGGTGGTCGGTGATTACTTCTCCCTGGACAACCAGAACACCTCGGCATGGTCGCTGGTGGACTCTACCGGCACGCCAGTGCCGTTGGCGGTGGGCACGCACTACGCGGAGGTCTCCGTGTTCGCCGGCCACGGCCAGATCCTGGACCTGACCGGGCTGACTCAGCCGATCAAGGCCAGCTACAGCTACGCGGCGAGCAACGCGTTGTCGCTGCTTACCACGCGGCCGGATGATCACTTTTTGGTGTTTGACGGCATCGAGACCATCTCGAAATCGCGGGCCTATGTGGAGATCTCGCGCCATACCAACAGCCCCCTCGCGTCACTGCCGATGATCAACAACGACGGCGTGGGCACGATGGAAATGAAGGGCGAGGCGCTGTACGACGGAACCAACGTGAACTTCCCCCTGGGCAAGTTCGTGTTGGGGGCCTGACATGGCGCGCAAAATCAACAAGCCCGCAGATCCAGCGGAGGCGCAGGCGACCGAAGCCGCGCAAGCCGCATCCGATGCTGCTGCCGACCTTGCACTCTTGCACCCGCAGCTCAACACGCGGTTGCGCGGCCGGCTGTTGACACTGCGCGAGTACGTCGGCATCGAGGGCCTGCACCTGCAGGCCAGCATCCGCCCGCTGCTGGAGGATTTGTATGCCGCCTTCAAGCGGGCCGATGCGCCGCCGACCGCACTGCAGGTGCGCGAGGTCTTCTCCCGGCACGCCGTCAACGTGCAGTGGCTGATGGCGCAATCCACCGTGCCGTATCCGCTCGACCCCACGGGCCTGCAGACGTTCACCGAGAAGGTGGCCGAAGTCGCGCAATTCATTTCCACCCTCGATGACATCGAGTTCGATCAGCTCCTGACTGCATGGTGGGGTGCAACGAGCAGTTTTTTTATCCGGCGCTTCCGCGAGCACCTGCTGGCGGCGCGGGAGGAAGCAAGCCGGTTGGCTACATCCGCCTCTACGCCACCCTGATCAGGGCGGGCTACGGGCGCACGCCAGACGAGATAGGACGCCGCTACACGATGCGCCAGATCAATGCGTTCTGGCGCACGGAACAAGCCGAGGAGCGCCGGCAGCGCCGGCAGCACGTGGTTGACACCAACCAGGCCTATGCCGGTGGCAATGGCGCCAGAAAACACATCCAGGATTTGGAGGACTGAGACCCCGTGAATACCCGCACCCTGGACGTCGCGCTGCGCATCCGCGCCGACCTGGACCAGGCGGCGAAAGAAGTCGCGGCGCTCGATGGCAATTTCGACGGCCTGAAGACATCAGCACAGGGTGCTGCGCAAGGCCTCAACGCAGCCGCTACCGCAGCCGGCAAGAACACCGCCGCCGACCAGGCCAATGCGGTAGCTGTGAAGGCATCCGCGACAGCGCATGGCGCGCTGGCCGCGGCGACACAGAAAACCGCCGCCGTCCAGCAACAGGGAGCCATCAGCGCGGCGCAGCACGCGCAGGCCATGCACCAGTTGCCGATGCAGATCACCGACATCGTGACTGGCCTGGCCAGTGGGCAGTCGGTGTTCATGGTCGCCATCCAGCAAGGCGGCCAGCTGAAGGATAGCTTCGGTGGCGTGGCACCGGCCGCGCGGGCGCTGTTGGGCGCGGTCTCGCCAATGGCGATCGCGGTGACCGCTGGTGCGGCCGCGTTTGCAGTGCTGGGATTGGCCCTGCACGAGGTCTACCAGGAACAAGAGGCTGTCACCAACGCGTTGTTGACCACCGGCAACTACGTCGGCGCCAGCGTGCAGCAAGTGGATAGCCTGGCGAAGTCGATGGCCGCGCTGGACGGCGTGACCGAGGGCGGTGCCCGCGAAGCGCTGTTGGCGGTGGCGCAGAGTGGGCGTATCGCGGGGGACCAGTTCGAGCGCGTGGCCACTGCGGCGGCGCGTATGGAGGAAGCGACCGGCCAGAGCATCGACACGACGGTGCAGAAGTTCGAAGCCATCGCCAAGGACCCCGTCAGCGCCCTGCTCAAGCTCAACGAGACAGAGCACTTCCTGACCGAGGCGCAACTTGAGCGCGTGCGCGCACTGGTAGAGGAAGGCCGTGAGCAGGATGCCGCAGCCGAAGGCGCGCGTATCTATGCCGATCGGCTGGATGAGATCGCCACGGCTGCCGACGCGGCACGGCCGCACCTGGCGCAGCTCT